GGAGAGTTTGCAGGAAAATACATCTCTGCCGCATTGTTATCAGCCGACACTATTGAAGGTGGCGGTATTACTGTAAAACCAAATGTAAAGTTCAAAGAGGTAATGAAAACTCTTTCTACTAACGCATTGGTAAAAGACGCTGCGTGTGACTTCGCTGACCAAAGCACAGTTACTCTTGCAGAGCGTATCCTACAACCAGAAGAGTTCCAAGTAAACTTGGAATTATGTAAGAAAGATTTCCACAACGATTGGGAAGCAATCCAAATGGGTTACTCGGCTTTTGATAGCCTTCCTCCATCATTCGCTGATTTCTTAATCGGTCACATCGCTGCTAAAGTAGCACAGAAGACTGAAGAGAACATTTGGCAAGGAGCAACTGCTAACGCAGGTGAGTTCAACGGATTTGAAGCTCTATTGGCTGCTGATGCAACAGTTTTAGATGTAACAGGTACTACTGTTACTGCTGCTAATGTTATTGACGAGTTGGGTAAAGTAGTTGATGCTATTCCAACCGCAGTATACGGAAAAGAAGACTTGTACATCTATGTATCTCAATCTATCGCTCGTGCTTATGTTCGTGCATTAGGTGGATTCGGTGCTAACGGTCTTGGAGCAAATGGTGTAAACAACTCTGGTACTACTTGGTACAATGGTGGTGACCTTGCTTTTGATGGTGTTAAATTGTTCGTATGTTCTGGATTGAGTGACGATACAATGGTAGCAGCACAGAAGTCTAACTTGTTCTTCGGTACAGGTTTGTTGGCTGACCACAACGAGGTGAAGCTAATTGATATGGCTGACCTTGATGGTTCACAAAATGTTCGTGTAGTAATGCGTTTTACCGCAGGTGTACAATACGGAATTGGTGCTGACATCGTACTATACTCATAAGAGTTAGTTTAGTTAATAATTAAAAGGGCAGGTAGGCATATGCTTGTCTGCCCTTTTTTATAAAAAAAATAAAAGAAATTATGGCTTGTGATTTAACAAAAGGTCGTGCGTTACCTTGTCGTGAATCAGTAGGTGGACTCAAAGCAGTTTACTTTGTTGATTTCGGTGACTTGGGTGATGTTACACTTACATCTACTACAGATGACACAATCTCCAATATGGATGGAACATTTGATGCCTACAAGTATGAGCTGAAAGGCACATCAAGTGTAGAGCAAACTATTAACGCTTCTCGTGAGAACGGAACAGTATTCTTTGACCAAGCGGTTAGCCTTACTTTGCCTCAATTAAGCAAGGAGGATAACAACGAAATCAAGTTATTGGCTTACGGCAGACCTCACATCATTGTAGAGGACTACAACGGCAACGCTTACTTGGTAGGTCGTGAACACGGAGCAGATGTAACAGGTGGTACTATTGCCTCTGGAGCAGCTATGGGAGATATGAGTGGTTACACTCTTACCTTCAACGCTATGGAGCGCACAGTTGCCAACTTCATTGATGGAGCAACTGATGGCAACCCATTCGCAGGAATGAGTTCAGCTACAGAAACTATTGTTACTTCGTAATTAAGTAGTATATTAGCAACGGCACTTGACATAGGTGTTTTGGTTTGGTTAGGGCAGCTCTTCGGGGTTGCCCTTTCTTTTTGATATAACACTTATACCTCTTGGTGGTTAACCTATTATGCATATAGTAACTACAACAGACAAGAAGATATATTTCGTTCCAAGAGCGTTTGATACAAGTGTATCTGTTAAGATTACAGATGAGGAAACCAATGTATCCGCTACGGAGTCTCTAACGGCTACGAAAGAGGCGAATTACTTGCATATAACACCTTCTTATACATTCGTAGAGGGTAAGTATTACACGATAAGAATAACAGGCTCTAACGAGATATATAGAGGTAAGGTTTATTGTACGAATCAAACCGACCTTGAGAAGTTTAGTGTTAACAATGGTGAGTTCACCTATTACGAGGACACTGATAATGATAATCAATACATTTACCGATGAGCAATATACGCATCGTAAACCTTGCATCGCATACTACTCCGCAGGTTGTAGAAGACAATCGTAAGCAATGGGTAGCATATGGCGAGGACAATAACTACTTCCAGAACCTTATAGACAGGTATAATGGTAGTGCGACCAACAACGCTATTATCAATGGTATGACCGAGCTTATTTACGGCAGGGGTCTATACGCTACTGATGCCTCAAGGAAGCCCGATGAGTATGCAATGATGAAGAGTCTATTCTCTCGTCAATGTATGCGTAAGGTGACCTTTGATTTGAAGGCTATGGGTCAAGCAGCATTCCAAGTCATCTACAATAAAGACAAGAGTAAGATTGTACAAGTAGAGCATATGCCTATTGAGACCTTACGCTTTGAGAAGATGAACGAGGATGGTGATGTATGTGGTTACTACTACTCTAAAGATTGGACAAAGATTCGTAAGAAAGGCTTTGAGCCTGTACGCATCCCTGCGTTTGGTCACGGTGAGAAAGGTGAGGGTCTTGAGATTTATTGTATCAAGCCTTATCGTAGTGGATTCTATTACTACTCACCTGTAGACTATCAAGGTGGACTACCTTATGCAGAGTTAGAAGAGGAGGTAGCAAACTACCACATCAACAACATTAAGAACGGCTTATCGCCAAGTATGTTGATTAACTTCAACAATGGTGTACCAACGGAGGAAGAGCGTGAACTTATAGAGAGACGAATCATACAGAAGTTTAGTGGTTCATCTAACTCTGGTAAGTTTATCTTGGCGTTTAACGACAACAAGGAGATGGCTGCAAGTATTGAGCCTGTTCAGTTGAGTGATGCGAGTGAGCAATATCAGTTTTTAGCCGACGAGAGTATGCGTAAGTTGATGGTAGCCCATAGGGTTACTTCTCCTATGCTTATGGGTATTAAGGACAATACAGGATTGGGTAACAATGCTGATGAATTGAAGACTGCAAGTCTCTTATTCCACAACACGGTTATCCGTCCTATCCAAGAGTTGATATTAGATGCTTGTGATGACATACTTGCGGTGAATGAGGTGAGCCTCAACCTATACTTTAAGACCTTACAACCATTAGAACTTCAAGCAGACATTGAAGAAGAGGTAAAAGAGGAGTTGAGTAGCGACTGCGGATGCAAAGAGAAATTAGCAAGTAAGCAAATAGATGGCAGAGCAGCATACGACACTAAAGAAGAGGCTGAATTAGTTGCAAAAGAAATGGGATGTGAGGGTTATCATACTCACGACCTTGATGGACAGATTTGGTATATGCCTTGTGAATCACACGACTTACAAGAATTGAAAGAACCTTGTCAAGAGGGTTATGAAATGATAGGCTTCAAGATGAAAGATGGTAAGCGAGTACCTAACTGCGTACCTCTATCGGAATTAAACAAGGATAGCCGCCCTTTTCTTAATGACGAGTTAGCCCACGAGATGTTAGATGCATTGGCTGACTTGGGTGAGGAAGAGCCAGAAGGCTATGAACTCATAGATGCAGAGGTTGTAGGAGATGATGAACCAGAAGAGTTTGATGTAGAGAAATACCTCAACGGATTGGTAAGTCTATCAGCAACACAGGACAGTAACCAAGATGGTGACATATACAAGGTGAGATACAAGTATGTGAAGGGTACAAAGAAGACTTCTAAAGGCTCTTCTCGTAGCTTCTGCAAGACTATGTTATCTCAAAAGAAATTGTACCGCAAAGAGGATATTGGTATGATGTCCGCAAGAGGTGTTAACAAGAGCTTTGGACACAAGGGTAGAAACTACTCCCTATTCAAGTACAAGGGTGGTGTAAACTGCTACCATAGATGGGAGCGTAGAGTCTACAAGAAGAAGTTAAAGAAGAATGGTGAGCCGTATGGCGGAGATGCTCTACGAGGCACTAAATATGTTAATGTTAACCAAGCGGTAAGAGCAGGATTTAAGCTACCTAAAAACCCTAAAGAGGTGGCTATAGCACCTATTGATATGCCAAGACAAGGACATCACCCTAACTACAAGAAATAATGGCGAAAGTATTATTCATAAAAAGAGACGATTTAGTACGCAATAGCGTAATCTCTGGAAATGTAGACTCCGATAAGTTCCTGCAATTTATAGAGATTGCACAGGAGATACATATTCAAAACTATTTGGGTACAAAGTTGTACGACAAGTTGCGTGAAGACATCATAGCAGACACGCTACCTGTAGCTTATGCTACTTTGTTAGATGACTATGTACAACCTATGTTGATACATTGGGCTATGGTAGAGTATTTACCTCACGCTGCCTATACGATAGGTAATGGAGGTGCTTACAAGCACACGGCAGAGAATAGTATAGCGATGGAGAAGAACGAGGTGGACTTCTTAACGAACAAGCATAGAGATATAGCTGAACACTACACTCGTAGGTTCATTGACTTTTTATCCTTTAACAGTTCTACTTATCCCGAATATAACACGAATAATAATGACGATGTACACCCAGACAAAGATGCGGTCTTCAACGGTTGGCAATTATAAGAAACGCTACGAGCCAAAGGAGGTTAACCTAAAGAGGCTGAAGAAGCTCGTAAAAAAATTAGAGAGCAAATGAGTAATTGGGGTAAAATATATTGTGAGACCTATTGGGGTAAGCGTAGCCAAACTACGCTCTCCATACAGAACGAAGCAGCTATTGCTTGTTTTGCTCCTGCTAAAGACTATGTAGACCAATTTACTACGAGGTTAGAGGCTGATGGCGGTACTATTGAAGGATGTGCTGTTAAGGGCTTACAAGGTTTAGGTATGTTAAATTACTATGATGTGTTCGCATCGTACGAGGATAGAATGGTAGAAGATGGTGCAGTCGTAGAGACGAACTGCTTGAATAATAAATTATTTGAATTAAACTAATATGGCAACGACTTACGACAAAGCGAGTCTGGTAATGATACCGAGTGGTGTCAAGGAAAGCAAATTGTACTCTATCAAGCCAACGAGCGGTGATGGAGACTTCACCTTTAGTAGAGGTACGGACACGGCAACGAGGGTGAATGCGAGTGGATTGATTGAGAAGGAGCGTTCTAATCAAATCTTGCAGAGTAATACATTTACTACAACTTGGTCAACAACAAGAGCATCCTTTGTTAGCGGTCAAGCGGGATATGATGGCACTAACGATGCTTGGGCTTTTGTTGATGATACTAATAATAGCACACACTTATCTGCTCAATCTTTATCGCTTGGAGCAAGTGTTGCTACTTTTAGCATTTACGCAAAGGCGGGTGATGTTGATTTTCTTGCGGTACGCTTTGAAGGCTCTGCCGTAGACTACGCTTACTTCAATTTAGCATCTGGTACATTAGGTACTATTGATTCCGATTACATTGAGGCAAGAATCACAGATGTCGGTGGTGGATGGTATCGTTGTGAAGCAACGAGAGTATTAGCGGCAAGTGGTAATCAAGTGGTATTATTGGCTGCTCAAGCAAACAATGACCCTACATACGCAGGTGCAGGTACTACTGCTATTTATATTCAAGATGCTCAAGTGGAATATGGTTTAGTAGCCACATCTCCAGCCATAGAAACGACAACTGCGGCAGTCTACGAAGGCATCACGGACAACCTACCGAGATTGGATTATAGCGGTGGTGCATCGTGTCCGAGTCTCTTGCTTGAGCCGAGTCGGACGAATGTGATTTCAAATAGTGAATACTTCGCATCAAGTGCGAATGTGTCTCTTTCTTACAATAATGCGAGAAGCCCAGAGGGAGTGCAGAATGCTACCTACATTACTGGTGATGCTGGTACTCTTACCAAATTTGTAGAATTTAATTCAGCAGCAAACGGAGCATACACGATTAG